TTTCGTCGACGAACTCTGCGAGGTACTCCTGACGGAAGACACGGTCTGGGACGCTGCCTCGGGCGTCATCAACCTCGTCGTCGGAGACATGTGGGTTGGCGTACGTCTCCCACGACCAGCTCGCCCAGTCGGCGTGATCGTCGCCTTGGCCCCGCTGGTAGCGCCGGAAGAACCAGTCCCGGCCGTCAGGCGTCGAGATAAACATTGCCTCCCCCCGCCGGTCCGACAGCGCTGGTCGGAGCTCTTGGGTCCACGTCCGCTCCGGGAAGGTCTTGCCCGCTTCGTCGCAGACCGCCCAGTCAAGCCCAATGGAGACGAGGTCACCGCCGCCAGCGGTGTGAAACTCCTGAACCGCGCCGTTCGGGTACTCGATCAGCCGCGGCGGTGATCGATTGCGCCGCTCGACGAGGGTATCTGGGAGCGCGCTGTCGAACAGTTTGAACGCCGTCTCGGCGTGGTGATGCTCGGCGCCGACCCAGTACCCGTGCCAGTCGCCGTCGGACTCGAGTGCTCGGCGAACCGATTCCGCGGCGGCCATGATCGTCTTCCCCGAACGCCGGCCGGCAGCGACGACCCGGAACCGCGCATCCGAGTCCAGGACCACCTGCTGCTCGGCGTACGGATCAAATGCGAGCCGAGTGGTCGGCTGGGATGGGGGAGAGGAGCTTGAGCTCATGTATCAGCGTCCTCGAAGTCGACGACGACGTCGCCGGTTAGGTCGACATCGCCAGAGAGTTCCAGTTCGTCAGTGGGTGCAATCTCGAACGTATCGCAGATAGATTCGTACCGACGAAGGAAGCGCTCATCACCCGTTCGCCGGAACTGCTCGAGAGCGATGCCGGCTGCCGTCCGGGCGACCGCCTGAGCTCCTTCGACCGAGCTGGCGAGCTTCTCGAACTGCTCGACTCGGTCGATCTCCTCGTCGCGAAGGAAGTTTTGGACGAACGAGTCTGAGTAGGCGCCGTGCGTCGACGCCCAGTCGTTGCCCTCATGCGAGGAGCCGTCCGGCGACGTCCCCCGGTGCTGTCGGCACTTCCCGTCGTCAAACTCGGTGCCCCAACCGGCGGCCCGGCCACACGGCTCGTCGTGTCGGTTAATTCCGCCGTAGTCGCCGCACTCCTCGGACTCACTCATGTTAGCGCTCCATGAGGTGTTTCGTCAGACGCCTCCTGGCGGGCCCATCGACGGGCTCGCCGGGGCGTATTTCTCCTGGCTGTAGTTGTCGACTCGCCGGTCGTTCTCGTGAGCCCGGCTATGATGACAGCGGACACAGCGGTCCGTGAGATTGTCCGGCTCGTTGTTGCCTCGCTGCTCATCGACGTGGTGCTGTTCAGTTCGAAGCGCGGGCTCGCCACAGCAAGTACATCCGCTCATAGTAGCAATTTCTCACAACACGGCTCGCAGAGCGTGACGGTTTCGCCAGGCTCGTACAGGTCAGCGAAGACCGTCGGGGCGGTCTTTAGATACGATTCTCGGAACTCGCCCATGAACGGCGGGGCGTGTTCGTGTCGGCCGCCGCAGCCGTCGCAGGTGAACGTGTAGCCCATGGGTCAATTTCTCGGAAGTCGCCGCCCGCACTTCAGGCAGTCGCGACGGTCGTAGTCGGGGTAGTGCTCTGTTTCGTACCCGCAGCGCGGGCAGGTGTCGGCCATTTTTAGTTGTTTTCGTCTCGGTTGCCAGTGCTGAAGAGTCCCGGCAGACCGACCTTCTCGACTTCGATGTTCCAGAGCCGACCGATGATCAGAAACAGCAGCGCGGTCATCGGCATAAGCAGCCAGTCGGGCGGCTGGACCGACGTGATGTCGAGCACCAGAATCGTCCAGACGCCGAACAGCGCACCCGCCATCAACTTCGCAAACCAGCGCGACGAGGAATCATCAGACATGGGGATTATTGCTCTGGCGAGACAGCTCGCTTCGTTTCGTAGGGAGTTACGTTTCGTTGGCATGGCATGTATCAAGCCTCGAGGGCGCGGCCGACCGCCAGCTCGAGCGGGACGTCTTCGTCGCCACCGGCCCAGAGTTCGTCGGCCAGCGTGGCCGCGTCGACGGCGTCGTCGCGACGGCCGTCGTCGACGAGCTCCTCCGAGGCGAGCTGCAAGAACCACTCCCACGGGCCCGCCGACCGCTGGCCCCAGTCCGGGAGATCGTGGTCGACGGCGCCGCACTCGCACTCGAGGCCGTAATCGCCCCGCTCGACGGCTGCGGTCGGCGACTCGTACCCAATGAGGGCATCGGCCGTGACTGCCCCCAGTCCGCGGAGTGCCTCGTCGGTCGGTCGCTCGACGCGCTTGCGCTGTCGAAAGCAGCTCCAGCAATAGCAATGATCCTGCTTGATATCTTGGAGCAGCGCCCGACCGTGGGCTCGGTCAGCGCAGTCTCGCGAGCAGTACGACCCTTCGACGCTCGACGTCCGAGTGCGCTCGGCGTCGCACCCCTTGAGCGAGCACTCGTAGCGCCGCTGCTGGGTTGTCTGGACTGACATAAGAGACGCGACGCTGTTGGCCGACCGCCGCTGTGAACGACGGGCGGACGAACAGTGTTATCTGACCCGAAGGAGCGGAGGGGATAAAAACAGTCAGTTATCTGTGAGTGTTGCAGTTGTTTGCCTGATGTCCCCAGGTTTCCGGGCGCGAGATAGATAGCCGCGAGAGTCGCAGCGATCCAGCGCCTCATCGAGCGTCCGCTCGGGGAGGCCGGTCTTCTCGAGGAGCTCCTGGCGAGACAGCTCGGGGCCGTAGTACCGGAGTGCTTGCAGAACGCATCGGCAGCTCGGTGGGATATCCTCGGGCATCGACGCCGATCGATCGACAGCGCTGTCGCTCATCGAGCGGGCGTCGACGTCCGCGTCGTCGCCCGGATCGTCGTCGCCGTTAGTGTTAGTTGGCGGCGTCGGGGGGGTCATGACCGTCCGCGACGTCGCCGTCGCAGCCAGTTGCTTGAGCATCACCCCCGTTGGTCGCCGCCCCCTCGTTGGTAGGAGGTCGGATCGCCAACGACCACGTATAGGTAGGGTCCCGTACGTGGTCGTTTACGATATCGGTCTTGAGGTCGACGACGCCGGACGTCGGCATCCCATCGTCAGCGTAGAGCGTCGCTCCGTGTCGACCGGCTCCCTTGATGCAGTCGACGACGTCGAACTCGACGGCCCGCTCGAGCGTTTCGTAGGCATGCTGTTTCGAGACGTCGGCCTGCTCGGCAAGATCCCGAGCGGAAACCGCGCGGTCGGCCTCCCGAAGCGCCTCGAGGACGGCGGACTGCTTGGTAGTCCAGGTCTGAACCGTTCCGGGCACTTGGACGTCGGCGAAGCCCGGCGGCATGGCGTCGGTTTCGACGTAGACCGTGGCCGTCGCGTCGGGGTCGTCGGGGGTGCGGGCGTATCGGCCAGCGGACTGGGCGACGTGGGCCTCGCGAACGCTGGCGAGGATGGCCTGGGCGGTCTCGGCGTCGGCGCCGACGAACTCCCGGCCGCGGGCCCGCTTGCGACCGGTGCCGTGACACTCGTGGCAGCCGTCGCCCTCGCACTCGGGGCAGTCGGCGTTGGACTCGAGCTCGCAGTCGTCGGGGTCCGAGCGCTCGGGTTCGGCGTCCAGGTCGAGCGCGGCGACGACGTCCATGACCATGCCGTCGCCGGGATCGAGGGCGCCGAGGACGTAGCCGACGGCCTCGTTGGCGAAGTCGTTGCGACTTTTTTCCTCGCCGAAGTGCATCGTTTCGGCGTCGTGGGCGCCGTTGGCATGGAGGATTTGCTGGAGGTCCTCCTCAACGGCGCTGGCCGTGATACCGGTCCGGAGGTCCGAGCCGTACCGGTCGCGGAGATGGCCGATCGTGGCCTCGGTCCGTTGGACATCGAAATAGCGCCCGCTCGCCAGCGGGCGGGTGGCGTCGCCCACCTGGACGACCCGGAGCCCGCGCTCGAAGCGCCGCCAGAGCCGGCGTTCCTCGCGGTCCAGAACCGTCCGACGCCGAATGTCGGGATGGGCCTGGAGCTGCCAAAGCGGCATCGCGGGGTGGGCATCTAGGCCGATCACGCTGCGGGCCAGCCCGACGTCGGGCGTTGACCACGCCTGCCGGAGTTCGTTCCGCGAATCGAAGACGACGGTGAGCCACTCCTGATTCCAGCCGTCGTCGTCGTGGGCGCCGGCGTCAAGGCGGACCGGCTCGTACCGGACCTTCCCGACGCGGCGCTGGCCGGCGCGCTGCTCGCTCGTGAGGATGGCCTGCGCAAGTGGTCCGGCCAGCGTGTGTGCTCTCGCGTCGGAGTAGTACCACTCGCGCGGCGGCCGGCGCTCGAGACACTCTTTGAGATCCTCGAGATGGGGAGCGTCGTACTCGGAGGGGACGAGCCCCTGCTTGCGGGCGAGCGCGTCGACGGACTCGTTTTCGACGAGTTCGGCGAGCCGATGGCCGGACTTGTCGGCGGTCGCGACGCTCCAGAACTCCTCCCAGGTGTCGACCGGCGCGTTGACTTCCTCGAGGAACGCGGCGACGGCCTGCTTGACCCGCTCGGTCGAGAGGTCGTGCGAGAAGTCGGGCTCCTCGTCGATGACCATGTTCGTCCGGTTCCGCAGGCCGGGGACGTGCGCGAAGTTGTGGGTCGCAATAACGAGCGGGTAGTCGTTGGTGCGCCAGTCCTCCCACTGGAGGATGCCGTCGCACCCGCCGTCGTACGTGCCGTCGTGGGCGCATGGCAGCTCGACGCCCTGGTCGTTGTGCTCCTCAAGCCATCGGTGGGCATCGGAGAAGGCGACGCCCCGACCGTCGCAGATCTCCTGGAGCCACTCGGAGGCTGGCTGGCCGTCGATGGTCAACTCGAGGTCCTGGTCGGTGTCCTGGTCCTCGTCGTCATCCGGCTGCGGGTCGTAGTCGCCGGCGGCGACCGAGCAGGCCTCGTGGCGGGCACGGAAGACGAAGTGCTCACCGCCTTCGTCGCGAGCGACGGCGGCGGCCTCGTCGCGAGCGTCTCGCGTCGGCAGCATGTGGACGACTGGCTGGTCGTCGGTCAGGTCGTCACGGGCCCCCCAGCGAGTCGAGTCGATCGTGTAGCTCTTCCCGGCGCTGGTCGGCGCGTCAACGACGCGCTTGTCCTCGTGGCGGATGACCTCGAAGATGGTCTCCTGGAGGCGGTCGCGAACCTCGTCGGTGTCGGGCCACTGTAGGCCGCGCTTGCGGGCCGCCCGGCGCCGTGCAGCCGGCGACAGCGCCTCGAGTTGGGCCAGCGGCAAAACGCTGGTCGACGTCGCGACGCCGCGGGAGGTATCGGGGGCGTCCGTCGACGGCGCGGGCTGGTCGTCATTTGCGAGCGGCGAGTCGCCGCCCATGATGGCGGCCGCGGAGATGTCCGCCCCGTCGACGCCAGCGGTGGCTGGGTCGACGACGTCGGCGTCCGGGTCGACTTCGAGAACCTGGCGGGCCTCCGCGAGCAAGTCGCGGTCGCCGGCATCGTCGCTCCGGTCGGGCGCGTCAGACTCGGCGCCCTTGTCGTCGACGTCGTCGATGGTAGCCTGCCCGGCACCCGCCGGCGGGTCGCCGGGGTAGTGCTTCGCACAGAGGGAGTCGGCGTGATCGTTGATTCGTGGCTCGTAGCAGTGCGGGTTCGCGCAGGTTTCGTTGTGATTCTTTGCTGGGATGGAGTCGACGATGACGTCCTCGTCGGCGGTGTCGCGGTGCGCTTCGAGGACGTCGTCGACCAGGTCCTCATGTGCCGGGCCAAGCCCGAGCTGCCCGAGCACTTCCCAGCGGTTGGCGGTGGGGTGGTTCTCGACATAGCGCTCGACATCCTCGCGGCGGTCGTCGGATGTGCGCCCGCCGTCTGCTAACATTATGTGCTCGCCGTCTTGATGGCAGGAGTGACATTGGACGTACGCCCCCAGTTGATGTGACCGGGTGGGTTTCCCGCAGGTGTGGCAGCTCCCGACCTCTCGGCCGAGTCGGTCGCGAAGGCGCTCGGCAAGCGTCCCGATCTGGTCAAAGATCGAGTCGCTCATCGGGACTGCCCTCCGTTCGTCGATCCGCTAAAGGTGTAGGCGACGTGCTCGTCAATATGCGTTTTTATAGTAATGACCGTGAGTTGACCGAGATCGTACTCGGCTTCGAGCTTGCGTTTGAGACCGAGATAGTCGGGGTGGCCGTCCTCTGGCCAGTATTTATCGAGGAGTCGAGGCAGCGGCTCGCTCGAATCGAGTGTGTCGGACTCGCAAATCGGACAGCTCACGACCACACACCTCCATTGGAGTGCGGGTCGCCAGGATAGCCGAGCTCCGCGTAGTGCGGATCCGGGCCGTAGACGACCTCGAACTCGTCGCCGAGAACCAGCACCCGCCGACAGGAGTTACAGACGACGACCGCGTCGTTGTCGGCCTGCTCGAGCACGTCGCCGAGGTCGCTGGCGTCAACGCCGTCGGGGACCCGATTTTCGCGGGCCCAGTGACCCTTGTTGTTGGCCGTGATCTCGGAGGCCATGCAGGTCTCGCTCGGCCGCCCGTCGATGTGCGGGCACTCGACGCGCCACTGCTTGGCGCCCGCCATCAGGCACCACCCCACTCGTCGAGCGTCGTCTGCCCGGTCGCGTCCGGGTGCCGCTCATGTCCGCCGGGGGAGGGAACGTCTTCGACGCGAGTCTCGCCGCCGGCGTCAAGGCGGTCGTCGACGACGTCGACAGTTTCGCCGTTGTCCTGCCAGTACGGCGCTTCGGAGATGTGCTGGCCGGTCATGTCGACGGCCGGACCCTCGTAGGAGCGCGACGGCGTCACGCCAACGTACCTCCGGCAGAACCGCCCGATTGTGAACTACTCGCTGTTGGCGTTGAACATTTGGTAGAAAGCCAGGGGAGGGATTTGGACCAAACGTTCACAGCCAAAGTTATTTGCCCGTTGGCGTCAACGTTGGCTGCATGACCACCGACACCGAGGCAATCGAGCGCCTGCAAGACCGCCTCCAGACCAACGACGAGATCGCATCCGACGACCGCGCGGTCATCGAGGAGCTGGACGATGCCTTGGACCGCCGCCGACCGCAGGACCTCTCGGCGGCGCGCCACAAGAAGCTCCTGCGGTCGGTCATCATCATGGCCGAGCGGCACGGCGCTCTCGCCGATGCCTTGGAGGACCGCGAGGCGGCCGCAGATCTGAAGGACTGGATCGACACCGAGTACGAGAACGAGGAATCCAACCGGGATATGCGGGCTATCCTCAACCGCTTCGGGGGCATCGTCATCGGCCCACGTGGCGACGAGGACCCACCAGCGAGCATCGCCTGGATTCCAACGACCTACTCGAATAGCTACGACAAAACGCCGGACCCGCGGGACATTCTCCTGTGGGACGAGGACGTCGCGCCGATGATTCAGGCGGCCCAGAACACCCGCGACCGGGCGCTGATCGCCGTCGCCTTCGACGGCGGGTTCCGCGGCGGCGAGCTGAAAGACCTCGAGGTTCGGGGCTGTCAAGACCACGACCACGGGATGAAACTCACCGTCGAGGGCAAGCAGAACCGCCGGAGCGTCCTCCTCGTACCCGCCGTCAAGTACCTGACCGACTGGCTGGCCGAACATCCCGGTGACGACGGCACGGACCCGCTCTGGAGCAAACTCGGCACCCCAGAGCGCATCTCCGATAAAATGTTCTACAAGGCGCTGAACTCGGCCGCCGACCGCGCTGGCGTCACCAAACCCGTCACGCCAACTAACTTCCGGAAGTCCTCGGCCGCCTACCTCGCCCGCCGGAACGTCAACCAGGCCCATATCGAGGACCACCACGGCTGGGTCCGCGGCTCCGACGCCGCGGCTCGCTACATTCAGGTCTTCGGCGAAGACACCGACCGCGAGATCGCCCGCGCCCATGGCGTCGATGTCAAGGCGGCCGACGAACCGACGACGCCCAGATCGCAACCCTGTCCTCGCTGCTCGGCGACCGTCGACCCGCATCGGTCGTTCTGTGCCGAGTGCAACCAGGCCGTCGACCGGGAGGCTCACGCACTCATCGAGCGAGCGATGGACATCCTCGACGACTCGCTCATCGAGGCCGACGACGCTGCTGCCCGCGAGAAGCTCATCAAAACCAAGCGCGGGTTCCGCGACCACCCCGACGACATCGATATGGACGCCGTTCATGAGCTGGTTTCCTCCGTTGATTCGAGGTAGATTTCGGCAAGTTCGCCGGCCGGCTCGCCGTCGAACGCATCAGCGACGTAGCGGGCAGCTTCACGAATTTCGTTGACATCGGGTCGCTCCGGCCGAATTGCATCGGTGCTCACGCCGTCTCACCTCCGTCCTGACCGAGAATCCCGAGAATGGCCGCCGCGTCGTCAGATAGTTCGTCGAAGCCGCCGTTTGCGATGGCCTCGAGGACGTGCTTGAGGCCGTCGAACTCGTCGCGGATGAAGGCCTCGGGGTCCGTACGTGGGTCGGGGGAGTTATCGGTCGTGCTCATGCTGGAGTTGAAACGGTGGGGGTCTGGTCCCGGTCGCGGTCGTCAGGCTGTGCGTCCTCGAGGCCGAGCTGCACGACACGGTAGCGAACGGCCGCGTCGGTCGGCCGATGCTTCGTCGGCGCCTCGCACTCAGTACAGGGGTAACGGATGACGACGGCGACGTCCTCGTAGTCGGTCGCGACGAACCGTTCGGCGCCGCAGCGACAGCAGATGCGCCGGAACCGAACCTCAACAAGGCCGTCGTCGCGACGGCCGAAGTCACTCGGGTACCGAAACTGGCGGACGGGCCCAGCCCCGGCGAGGTCGGCGCCGCACTCGCGGCCGGCGTGCTGGCGGTTGCAGCGGTAGACGCAGGTCGACCACTGGCCGCACGTCGGGCAGTGGAATATCTGGTTAGGCATCGGGCGACACCTCCGCTCCGGCCCGCTGCCGCTCACCGGGCCCAGCCTCAGGCCCGAGCTGCAGCAGATCGGCGCTCGCGGTCGGATCGTCGGGCAGGCTGCCGCCGACGTACTCGACGCCGTAGATCCCGAGCATCCGGAGTGTTTTCTCTGTTCCAACGTTGAGCGACGCTGCCAGCTCCGTGACCGAGTCGGAGTTTCGGACGCGCTCGAGGAACTCGCCCTGCGTAAGGGAGTTGTGGTGCTTCTGGGGCACCCCGTGGGCCTCTGTCCGGTGGATGTTCCACTCAAGTCGATCCTCGCAGGCGACTCCACAGGAGCACACCCACGGGTCGGAACGGCGCTCATCGTCGGCCTCGGCATCGTCGGCGGCGAATCCGGACGTCTGCATCGCGTCCGTCGCCGCCTGGTCGTGCTGGTCGAGCTCTGAGATGGCGGCCCACTCGTCGCCGTCGAGCGGTCGGACCGCCGGCGTCAGGTCGTCGGCCCCGCTGTTGTTCGTGGCCGGGGCCTCGTGACCCCCGCCCGCCATCTCGCCGCCGCTGCCGTCCTGCGCGAGGCTATAAAGGTGTCGACGGCGGTCCGCTGGATCCTTCCGGTGCTCAAGTACGCCTCTGTCTCTGAGCCGGGAGAGCAGCTTGTGTGTATACTTGCCGCGCTCGGTGCGGCGCTTTATGTCTAAGCTGGGGAGCTCTCCGTCGTCCTTGAGGACATCGACGACGTCCTGTTCGGCGTCGGTCAGCTCGACAGCCTCCTCTCGGTCCTCCGGCGCGTCACCGTCGTCTTCCTGCGGGTCATCGACCTCTTCTGTCACGGCAGCCTCGGTGTCACTCGCCGGCACCCGACCCGGGAAGGCTGACATTCCGCTCGCCGCCGGCGTCGCGCCGGGGGCGGCGGTCGCCTCGCCGTCGCGCTCGGAAAGGGACAGCTCGACCGCGGCGACGGGATCGTCGCGACGGGCCAGGAGCTCGGCGTCCGTGACCTGGTAGCCGTCCATCTCGAGGTCGTCGACGAGGGCGGCGAGCCGCCGCATCTGCTCGGGGGTCATCCCATTCCCTCCCAGATGGCCCCAGCGAGGATCGTGCCGGCTGCGAAGCCGATCCCAAAGCCGGCAAGGATGCCGGCGAAGATGGCGCCGACCCCCGTCATGAATCGCCTCTCTCCCGCTCAGTGTCCGGTGCAAGTGACCGGCCTCCGTCGGTCGCAGCCCCGTTGCTGCTCCACTCCTCTTTGTCGTAGCCGTCCCAAGCGTGCGGCTCTCCGGTATTACATTGAAGTGGACGATGGATGCAGTCCCGTCGAATGCCATCCTCGTTCGGCCCGCGGTTATTCGCTCGCGCGTGACCGTATTCGACCTCGGATGGACCGACAGTAACTTTGTAGCCGCAATTCTGACAGACTCCGGTGTGGTTCGTGCAGGTACAGTAGTCGATGTGGTCGGGGAGATCGTCGCTCTGTTCACCCGGAATGTCGCAGTCGGAAGCGTAGTTATCCCTCGATGGGTCAGACGGCAGCCGGTCGATACCGCCTGAGCTTTGACCGGAGTCAGACACGGTTACTCACCTCCTCAAGAGCCGACGAGTCGCCGGACCGCCAGGCGTCGAATACGTCCTCGGGGTCGCCCGACTCGTCGTACAGCGCACCGACCAGGGCCCGGTAAAACGGCCAGCACGTGCGGCTCGCATCCTGGAGCTGGCCCGGCTCGATGGCGGCCCGCGACGTAACCAGCTGGGGCCGGACGCCGGTCTCGATGCGCGTCGCAGGGGAGATGCGGGCGGCGGCCTCCTCGCCGTCGGCGGTCACGTACAGCAACTCGACGGCTTCCCGGTCGCGATGTGGCCCCTCAAACGGCTTGCCCTCGCGGACGGTCCACTCGAACTCGCGGCCGACGCGGTACATGATGGCGAACGCACGACGCCGGCCGCCGTCCAGCGGCTCCGTGTCGCCGTTGCGGGCCCACGACTCGGGGAGGGGCCGCGGCAAGGAGGCGGTGTCGTCGTCGAAGCGCCACTGCCGAGCACTCGTGGCCTGAGCCATCTCACCGCACCTCCTCAAGGCCGACAACAAGGTCCGTCTCGATACAGGCGCCGTCGACATCGTAGATGGGGCTGCCGTCCAGCCACTCACGGATGTCGTCCTCGACGTCGGCCGGGACAAACACCGCGCGCCCGTCGCCCGTGCAGATGACCGCCGCCTCACCGTCGATGCTCTCGGGCTCGGGGACGTCATCAGCGTACAGCCGGCACGACCGCGTCGCGCGGGCGTGGACCCGGTGGGCGACTTCGGCGGCCTTCGCGATGGCGATGGCGCCGGCGGGGATCATTGCGATCCTCCCTCGCCGTCGGTCAGGCAGTCCCAGCACGGCAGTTCGTCGTCGGAGTGCGGGCAGCCGCCGCCGGGGCCCTGGTCGCCGACGCCGGCGTCGGCCTGCACGGCGTCGACGAGATCCCGGCGCGCGAGGCGGCGTCCGCCGTCGGTGACGACGTCGACATCCTCGTCAGTTTCCCAGCGGACGGTCGTGTTGCTAGCGCTCTCGAGTAGCTGGATGGCGCTACGTTCGGCGACGATATGATCCGGGCCGTACTCGTTGGCGAGTACCTTCGCCCGCGCCATCGGGAGCGGGCCGTCGACGACGGCCGGCCGCGCCTCGTCGACGACGTAGTAGGTGGCCGCCGCGCCGCTCGGGTCCGTCCTGTTCCCGGCCGGAGCGTCCCCCGGCGGGTGCCCGCCGTCGGTCGCGGTGTGTGGGTCGTCAGCATCGGGGCCATGGGGTGTGGTGGGGTCGTTAAGCTCGTCTTTGACCCCGCGGACCAGATACTGAGCCGTCAAGAGAGCGCCGTCCTGATCCAGACGCCTGCTACGAGAGACCGACGCGCGGACGATTCCAATCTGTTTGACCGCTTTGTTGAGGCGGGTAACGTCGGTCACCTCGTGACCACCGTCGGTCCTGACTTCCTGGTCGTCGGCGTCGGTCGGCACGGGCTCGTCGAAGTGGGCGTTGCAGCCGTCACAGCGGTAGGCGCCGGGCTTGCGGGTCCCGCTGGGGCCACCGGTCTTGTGGTGGAGCTTGACGCTGCCGCACTCGGGACAGTGTGGCATCTCTTCGCGGTCGGTCGTCGAGGTGCGGCTGCGGCGGGCCTCGAGCGTCTCGGCGTCGATCGCGTCGACGAGCTCGTCGAGCGACCGCTCGCTGGCCGAAGGACTATCAGCCGAGCGACTGTAGTCGGTGCTGGTATCAGTGTCGGGGTTCTTCTCCCGGCTGGTCTCTGGCGAATCCATAGTTTGGGGTACGTCGGGGGCCAGCCACCCACCCAAGCGAACTGCTTTGGTGAGGCGGTCGCTCGGGTGGGCAGTGGCTATCTGTCAACCGATTCCGAATGGCCTGACCCGGACTCGAACCGGGACGTTGCGATGCGCCGCCGGGTGGGACCCCGGCCGCTCTACCACACCACGGCACCTTGATCTCGGGTGCGCCGCCCGAGGTCGACCGTGGGGGTACTCTACGTGGGGTGGCGCTACTCTCCCACTCTACCAGTGAGCTATCAGGCCGAGTCGATGCCGGTTCTTCGGGTGTTTTCGGGCGTCCCGGCAGTTCCCACAGAGAAGGGGCACAATCAGAGTCGCTGTACCGCCGGGGCAGGATCATGGAATCACCCGCGGGGTTACGCGAGTTTGTATGCCTCCAAACGGCCTGAACGCTCCTACGTTCGGCCCCAAAACCGCGCGGGGAGTCGAACCCCGATTTGTTATGACCCGCTGCCGTAGGCCGCGCCCCTTTCGCACAGACGCAGCCGTAGCAGTCGTCACGCGGCCAGGGACGCCGCGAGGGCTTCGCGGCTCCCTGAGTGGCCCCGACGGGAGTCGAACCCGCAGCCCAGCCAGCTGACCAGTGGGCCGACCGCCGTATCGACGGCCGGCTGTTGTCGAGCGAAACGTAGGGACGAGGTCGCGTCTCACATCGTGTCGGAGTGGGGGTGGGTGGGGAACAACGACGTGAGGTGCTGCGTCGGCGGACGTGATCCAGAGGATCGGTGTCAACAGTGACGATACCGAAGCAACCCACGACGGCGCCTTTCGACGGCGTCGTTTGAACGTTACGCGGCTGGGAGGTTGGGGCCGCAGTGGGCGACTGGGAGCGTGTGCCAGTGCCCCGTGGACGCGAAGGGCACGCTCCCAATCGCCCGAAGGCCGCCGCCCGGGACTCGAACCCGGGGAAAGCACCTGCCGGCGGCAGATCTCGAGAACGTCGATAAGCCGATCCTACCGACTCAGCGGCCAGTTCAGCGGCCGTATAACAATGTGGATGTGTTCGGTATGTGGGCATGCGTTTGTTGGTTGGTAGTGCCCCGGAAGAGGCTCAAGCTCGCCCGGGGATTCATCATCTTCATGTGGGTACGGGTCGGGAGTGCTAAGACCGCCTCCGCGACTCGAACGCGGACGAGGCACCTGCTGGCGGCGATGTCTCGGTGGGCATCGAGTCTACCCGAGGACTCGAAGGTATTTGAATAGGTGTCCAATGAACGCGAGACTGGTCACTCATCAGAAATTTGTCGAAGTACTATCGTGCCTTGCTCAGGCACCGAAATCTGCAAGTCGTCGGTTTCCTGTACCCCTGCCTGAAACCGTGCTGCTGGCGGGATGGTAACCACCAAACTCCCGCCCGATGTCCGGAGCTTCCGGGAACCAATCGGACCTAAATCAGATTCAAAGTCAGATTCCATGTTCAGGTTTGTATACGGGATAGCACTTGAATCTTATCCCACTAAGTATTTATCTACCCAGTCTATATCTGACATTCATAGCACCTATGAGCACACCCGAAGTACTCCCGGATATGGGACATCGGGTCCAATTTAATCCAGAAGAAAAAACCGTGACGGGGGCACGGACCCTCCGGATTTCGGGGGGCAGCACGGTCTTGACCATTCCGCCAGAAATGCTTGATGTCCTCGACTGGGAAGACGGGGACGACCTGACGCTTAAAGCGGACTATGAAGAAGGGTCGCTAGTCATCGAAGCAACGGAGTGACGTGACGCTTTCTTGGGTAGGTCAAGGCGGCTAAAATCGACGACATCGGGGACCTCGAGGTCTGAGTCCAGCGCGATGTAGGATTTACACCGGGTCTCGCCCCCAGCGCGGCAGCGCCCGGACGGTCTTAACCAACAACGGAGGCGGTGCGTCCATCGGTGTTGGTTAAGCCTCGGGCACCCCGACGCCGAATGCCACAGCGTCGGGCACCTCGAGGTCGGGATCGAGCGCCAGGTAGGACTTGTGTCGGTTCTCGCCCTCCGACGAAATCAGCCCATAGTCCTCGAGCTTCGAGAGGTACCGGCGGCGCGTCGCCGGGGCTGCCGGCGTTACGGGGTGGTCCTGGAGCGCGGCGGCAGCGACATCGTCGTACCGTTCGGCCAGGACGCTCGCCGAGATCTGTCCGCCGCCAGCTTGCTGAATCAGGTGGTAGACAAGCAGGTGACCGACGGGGAGGGACGACAGGTTCGCAGCGCGAATCCGGCGCCGGGCTGACTGAGCGGCGGGGGCAACGTCTTCGCCCCGGATTTCGTCGGCACGGTCAGCATCGGCTCGCTTGGCGGCCTCGTACAGCGTCTGAATGCCGGCGCGGGCGACCCCGGCGCAGCGCTGGGCGATCTGCTCCAGGAGGCGACGGTCGACGGCGCCCTGTCGGAGCCCTAAATCGGCCCGCTGCTCGAGGATGGATGCGAGGGTGTCGACGGAGTAGGTCTTCAGGGGGATGTGCCGTCGGCCGCTGGCGGTCGCGGCGTCGAGGTGGCCGAGCCACTCGTCGACATCGTGACAGATGGCGATCGTCGCGACGGCGTCGATCTCCTCGAGCCACCCAAGCAGCTCGGTCCGGCAGACGTCGTCCGCCTCGTCGAGGACGACTACGTAGGGGCGCTCTGTGATCGTCGCGAGCTCGTCGCGGACATCGTCGACGGAGGTGGTGTGGCTGGGGTCGCCGCCACGAGGGTGTTCCCGGACAAGATCGCGGCAGATCGAGCCCGGCGACTGGCCGAGACACTGGACGTGCGTCGAGCAGACGTCGGCCTCAAGGCGGAGGTCGTCGACCTGGCACTTCGCGAGCGCGGTTTTCCCGACGCCGCTGGGCCCCGAGATGACGACGTCGGCGGGCGGCTCGCCCTGGACCGCTGGCCGCAGAGCAGTGGCCAGCTGCTCCTGTTCGTCGTCGCGGCCCTCGAGGCGCTGCGGCAACCACCCGTCCCGGAATACCGACTCGTCCCACAGCATAGCTCCACATGTAGACGGACGGGCTATTAAAATGGCTTCCAGTGAACGCGAGACGGCCGCTCCGAATCCTTGTGGCCGCAGTGGTCGGTGCCCTCCAAATCAGCCATTATCCGGCTCCGCAGGTCGGTCGTTACAGACCCAGAGTTTCAAAAAGAAGGCTATCCACTGATACGCTCGGACTCGACGATGTAGCCCGACCACTCCTGTTTGTGATTGTAGCAAAATCGCTGAGAGAGTAGGCGGTCGTCGCCCGTGTTGCGGATGACGCTTTGGAACTCGGCGTCCTCATCGCAGTCGATAACACCGCATTCGGCGCGACTCATCTCGTCGCGTATTACCTCGCGTAGCGTCTCCTCCAGGTCGGGGGCTTGGCCATCGATGTACTCGGGCCACGATAGTCCCATCTCTTTGCGTTGCTCGTTGTGACGGTCGTACTCTTCTTCGGGGAGTTTGAGGGTTTTTCGACTCACTGGTTAGTAGGTGTGCGTCCGCCGTTTCTCGATGTCGCCTTCGGGAGTGGCGACGCGGGCAACGCGGTCGAGGTTGCACTCTCGGTCGTCGTCGTTGCAGCCAATGGTCGCGCTGGTGATAATGACCTCCTCGCCCGTCTCTTGAGCCTCATCGAGCGCGTCTTGGTCCCGCTGCTCGGCCGTCTGATGGCCGTCGGGGAGCAACTCCCACGCGGTGTAAATGTCGCCTTCTTTGGCGTCGTCGGGCAGCTCGCCGTAGAGTCTCACGTCGACGCTGAGCTGGCGCTCGCGGTCGGTTAAGTCCCCGTAGTCGCCTTGACGGATCGGCTTGGTTTCGTAGATGTCGGGGCCAGTTGTCTTCTTAAGCTTGAGGTGCTTCTCAACTTCGTAGGTGAGTTCGCTCATCTTTCTTCGCCTCATGTAGTACATTGTACCCCATGTACTTATAGATTGGGGTACAGTGTAGTACACCAGGAGTAACCGTTCGGTCGATACCGCTTGTGGATGTATCGCCGGCAGTCGGATCAGGCGTTGACTTCGCCTCCGGCGGGCTCCATATAGGTCTCCGCGTGGCCAGTCGGGACACCGTGGCCGAAAGTGATTAGCCTCCCCGCAGCCCCCTGCGACGGCGCCGCTTCCTCCCAGCTGCACTCTTCGTACTAGCAGCGGTACCTCTCCCCCATTGAGCATCGCCTCTTTGGCCTGGCTCAGTTGTCGCAGCTCGGCAGCGTGCCGCAGCATCAGTTCGCCGCCAGCTCCGCCAGTACCTGCTGGTACGTCTCCTCGATGGTTGCGTCGTCGACGTCGTAGTCCCCAAGCTCGTCCTTGACGCGGCCCCGGACGTTCGGCGCAATGGAGCCGTCTTTGTTCTTCCGAACGAACTCCTGGTCGATGAGCTCGCTCATGTCCTCGTAGTGGGTGCCGCTCGGGTCGCTTGACAGCCCGAGGGTCCGCTGCGCCCACGCCTTCTGGCTACTGAGTGTCTGACCGTGCGCCTCGATGTACTTCAGGAGGCGGCACTGGCGCTCGCTCAGGCCCCCGACTATCGTTATGATCCGGTCGATGGCCTCCTCCTGGAACTCCGCCATGATCGACCCCTCCGCCGGCGCCGGCGCTGCGGCCGGCTCGGCGCCGGTGTTATTGGTCGTGGTGCCCCCCTCGGCTGCCGAGGCCAGGTTGACGTCGACGTCGAACGTCTCGACGAGCGCGGCGATGTCCTCGCGCGCGCCCTCGAACGCGGACCGTAGCTCCTGGACGTCCGCCTCAAGATCGGCAACGCGCTCTTGGAGCACCTCGTTCTCCTCGGCGAGCTCGTCACGCTCGGCCTGGACGTCGTCGAGTTCCTCCTGGAGGCGGTCGCGCTTCTGCTTCAGCTCGCCGACGCGACTCTGGAGCTCCTGGACGCCCTCGCCGACCTCGGCCGCAGCGCCGGCGCCGGCGTCGACGCCGCCGTTCCCGGAGCCGACCAGCCGCTCCATCGCGTCCGAGAGCTTGTCGACGTTGGCGAGCTCCTCCTCCAGATCCGCCTTCTCCTCGCGCAGCCGCTCGTTCTCCTCACGAAGGCGTTCAACTTCGTCCTCGCGCTCGCTGCGGCGCTCGCGCTCGGCCTCGACCTCCTCCTGGATATCCTCGAGGACGTCGCTCAGCTGCTCGGGTGTCTCTGGGAGCTCGAAAGACTCCTCGCGGGGGTCCGGTGACTGGCGCTTCCGGACCTTCGTCGGGCCCACGAGGTCGCCGTCGGTGATTGACTCGCCGCGCGCGAGGATCTCGCCCGTCTGTAGGTTCGCGAGCTCGTCCTCCGAGCAGCGGAGCGCGTCCGCCGTCCGGTCGACGTCCTCGTCACCCGGCTTGTGGGCGATGTAGTCGTCACAGAGCTGGATCATCCCGTTGTGAAGGAACGCCCGCCGCTGGTAGCCGACGACGATGGAGATCCCCTTGTTGCCCCCCTCGGTCGCTGCCTTGATGAGCTGGCCGCGGCATCGTTTGACGTGCTCGTCGAGTTCGGGCTCGGGCGCGGAGTTCTTCGGCGCGAGGTAGTGCGCCTCGTCGACGACAAGCAGCGACTTCGTCCGGTCCCCCGCGCGGTACTTCTCGTGGGCCCGGTCGTTCAGGGACCTCGCTGCGCGGGCGGCGGCCTCGTGGACTCTGGAACTCTTCTCCTCGTACTCAGCGTATGTGCTGACGTCGAGGAGAGTCTTCATCCCGCGATCGAGGACCCACGAGCCCAGCTGGTCGAGGTCCTTGAGGGCGACCGCCAGGTCGACGCCCTCCTCCTCGCGGGCGCCTACGACGACGATGTCCTCGTCCTCGAGGCGGGCCGTGGAGAGGGCGCCGAGGCGCTCGATGATCAGCGTCGGGATCGAGACGTCAGCGAGGTCCTCCAGGATGACGGCGAGCGTATTCGACTTCCCGGTACCTGACGTCCCCTCGACGGAGAGGCGGAAGTCCTGCGTGTCGACGGGATCGAACTGGATGTCGCCGAGCGTGACGGTGCTCATGCTCTCGTTTTCGGGGTCGAGTTCGGTCTGCGCTTTCATCTGTTTTGGTCTTCCCGCGGGTCGGCGACGAACTCATAGAGTCCGCGCGCAATCTTTTGCACCCACCCAGCGTCGTTCAGCCGGCGCAGGTGGTATTCGACGTTTGGCTTCTCCATGCCCGTCTCGTCAATGATGTACCGAGGGGTGGCTCTTCCCCACGGATCGCCATTGTCGCGTCCGTCTTTGAAGACGTCAAGGACGCGCTCGCAATCCTCTGTGGGGTCGAAGTCCTCATTAGGCATTGGTATGCTTTGCATAGCTCACCACGCTCCGTAATTTGTGCTGGTATGATATAAATAGTGTGATACAGAAGTTTATGCACTATGTAAAGCATAGTTTTATATGGAAGCTCTGCGTAGATGGTATTACGAAGCGCGGGACGCCGGTCAGAAGTTGGCCGGGGCGTGCTGGAACACGCCCGACCGCGCTTCGGATTGAACCATGTCGACCGAAGCACACGGGCGTTCGACGCCCACGGCCAAAGATGCACCGACCGACTACCACCTGCGCTGCGACCGCGGCTGCTCGCCGGCGTTCCCGGCGGCCGCCTGCTACATCCACGAGCGGGTCCGCGGCTTGCCGGCAGTCGTCCCCCTCTCGCGGTCGGCCAGCGCCGTCGAGTGGGAGGCCCGCGCATGAGCCGATACTCGCATGCGAGCGAGCAGGACGTTTACCGTGCGCTCGTCGTCGATGCGTTCGGCGCTGTCTCGTGGGACGAGTACATCCGACGCCGGTCGCGGGCAGCCTCTGGAGGTTCCAGCCAATGACTGACGAACGGGTCGTCCGGTGGACGGACGCCGCCGAGCGATAGACAGCCCTCTTTTACCCTACGTCTTTGTAGGGAAAGGTTTATTATCTATCCCCGCATAGAGGATAGTAGGTGGAAGACAATGACGACCCAAACGATGTTCCACGTCACCGACGAATCGAACGTTGACAGTATCCAAGAGAGCGGCCTTCAGCCGCCGCGTGCCGGTGGGAAGGTGTTCCTCATGGACAACGTTAACGATGCCCGAGAGTACGGTGAGCTTATGCCGACGATTGAGGAGCCGGTCGTGTTCAAGGCCGAGGTGATGGAGCACACGCTCCGGCCGGACAGCGAAGAGCCCGGCGACTACCCGGCCTACGAAAAGAACGGTGGTATCGCTGCTCACGACGTGGAGATGGTATGAATGGCCGAGATGTCACGCGCCGACGCCGAGCTCGTGTACAAGCACCTGAACGACCGCGTTCGCGGGGATGTCGAAGCTGAGGCCTACGATGCTGCTCTCGACGAGTTCGAAGCCCTCGACGCGCTTGAAGCCGCCAACGATAACCCCGAGAGTTCGTTCTCGTGGGACGGGATCACCTACGAGTTCCAGCGTGGCAATCTCGACCGCGACGAGCTGGTGCCGCTTACCGGTGTCGACCCGACCGAGGAGCCCGAGGTCTACGATCTCGCCCATGACTTCGGCTGGCTCGTGGTTGAGAACATCCGAGCCGAGATTCGACAGATACAGGAAGAGACGGTTTTCAGCCCACGAGAGTTCGTCGCGCTCGTACTGGATGTTGAGTGGGACGAGCAGAATGCCGCGACGCTGATGGACATCTCGGTCGGGAACTTCCGTGGCAAGAAGGGCAGTATCGAAGCGAAACTCAAGGCCGCAGAGGCAACGCTCACGCGGACCGAACAGCTTCGTGGATAAACGACCGGGCCAATGTATAGTGAGGAGGAACTCTTGGAGTGGCTGCGGGACCTCGGCGAGGAGGGTCGCCCGCCGATGCAAGCCGATCTTCAGGACGAACCGGACGCCCCGCACAAGGTGACATACCGTCGTCGGTTCGACTCGTGGGAGCAGGCACTTCAGAAGGCGGGCTTCTCAGCCGAGGCCGTCGAAGAGCGGGCCAGGCGGAGGGACGACGGACGGGTCTACACCGAAGAGGAACTGCTGGATGAGCTTCGGGACTTCGCAGACGAATTAGGTCGGCCGCCACGATGGGGTGAAATACAAGAGCGGCTCAACATTAGCGGTTCAACGTTTTCGCGTCGCTTTGGGTCATTCAATGATGCGTTGCAAGCTGCTGAGCTCAGCGTCACAAAGCCACATGACGAGACCCCGAAGTACTCGCGCGAGCAACTGCTTGAGTACATCCGGGAGCTTACAGCGAAACAGTTGAAGCCGCCGACGGCGGCTGAAATGGACGACGCCGAGGGAGTCCCCAACGCGAACACCTATCAGCGGCGGTTTGGGTCGTGGGCCCGCGCGAAGCGCCTTGCCATCCGCGGCGACCACGAGGCAGATGAGGATGAAGATGGCGACCATGATCCCGCCGCCGAGCCGAGGGACCCCGAAACCGTCCCGCTCGGGAGCGACCTCGCAGCGGCCCGCGAAGAGCGCGGCCTCTCGCAAGCCGACCTTGCGGACGCGGTCGGCGTTTCTCCGAGCGCCGTTGCTCACTGGGAGAGACGCGACGCCACGCCCAGCCCCGAGAACGCCGGGCGTCTCCACGAAGTACTCCAACGCCGATAGCTGTCGCTCCTCACCTCGCTTGCAGTGTACTCCCGACACTCCAAAACAGCGAGGAGCGCCGGCTACGATGCCGAACAAGCAGCCCGCTCGCCGACCGCGACGCCGACGACCAGCCCGACAAGCGCCCACCACGGCTCCCGACGGAGGGTCCGCAGACCGATGGGGCCTCGAGCGGGCCACCCGAGCGCGACGATCGTCGTCGCGACGGCCAGCCCGTCATGCCCCGTCCGGCCGGCGAGGTAGCCGGTCGCGACGCCCTCCAGGAAGCCGTGGGCCTCGTTGAACGAGACACTGTTGACGGTCTCCAGCAGCGGCTCGTCACCAGCCTCGAGGCGCTTGTCGCTCACTGGACCGACGGCCGGGCGCGGCGGTTCTCCTCGCACAGTCGAATGGTGTAGCAGCCGTGGTTCTCGTAGCCGGTTAACAGCGGCGGCAAATACTCATCGCCGAACCACTCGACCTTGGACAGCTCCCAGAGGCGGCCGTTGGCGTGCGAGAGCCCGAGGCAGTGCAGCGTCTCGTGGATGACGCGGTTGACGCCCTCTCTCGCTTCGTCGCCGCCGTAGGGGATGACTTGCGGCCGGCCCTCAGTGTCGACATCGTCGGGGTCGAAGCCCCAGCCCTCAAAATATGAGGGCCCGTTGATGAACCCCGAGTAGCCCCCGGCGGCGACCGACCCCGAATCGATGATGAGGATGTTCGCGTCCTTGGCCAGCTCGCAGTCGTCGGTCCAGATCCACGAGTCAAACGCCTCGGGGTCGGCGTGCTCATCGGGCACCGGCTCGCCCCGGACGCTCACGTCGACGTCCAGCCCGAAGCGCTCGCCCCAGGCGTCGAGCAGCGCCCACGCGAGGTGCGGCGCCGTCTGCCGGCAGGCCTGCAGGCCCAGGTCGGCGTCGGCGTGGAACAGCCGCACCTCGATGGTGTTCGTCGGGTCGTCAGGCCGTGAGGGCCACGGGATGGGGTCGGGCTCGGGCGGCCACTGGACGTCGATCTCGTCGCTGCTGTCGTCATCCTGGTCGGCCTCCTTGTCGCCGGCGTCGTCGGGATCGTGCGCCGGGGAGAGCGACCGCCACAGACGGCTAATCCGCATCGGTCCTCCGCGAGTGCTGTTGGTAGCTGGTGCTGGTCATCGTTTAGATATGTCAGACCGGTCGGGTTCTCAAGCGCCGGAGCGGTCAGTTGCGCTCACAACGACCGATCAAGTGAACGTGGCGCCGTCGATCAGGCTAATCCAGTTGTTGTTCGTGCCGTCCCACTGCGCGGCGCCCTTTGGGTTTCCGCTTCCTGTCCCGTCGTGGTTGCGGATCTCGCCGTCCCAGTTCCCTGTCTGGCCCCGAAGGTCCTCAAAACCGTCTTGTCCGAATCCGCCGTCGATGCGGTGGGCCTTGAACGGCGACCCGCCATTGACGCGGTCGTAGAGGTGCCACGTGTCGTCGTTCTCGTCGTATCCCGTCGCGGCCTCCGTCGTCCCCGTGGCGTCCTGATGGAGGAGTCGGGTGATGCGGCCCTGCATCGTTATCTCCTCTATGGTGTTGCCATCCCCGACTTTGATCTCGTCGGGGAACTCGGTGGCGCGGCCTTTGAGGTTGACGAGCTGGTCGTTCACCACGTCGAAGCCCAGCCCCCGAGAGATGTTCCACGACGTGACGGTGTTAACCCAGTTGTGGGGCTCGGACACGGCGACCTGAAGCGACCCGTCGAACGTCCCCGCGCCTCGGGGCTCACCGCTCATGATCGACAGGAAGACGTTGTTAGCCGACTGGTTGCTCATATAGGAACTGTCGTCGCGGCTCACCTCCCAGAGCGACCCCGCGAACACCACCGACGAATCCTGGCTCGTCGACTCGACGTGGACCGTGCCGAGCGGCGACGTGTGGGTGACGGTCTGCGTACCGCTGTCGTGCTGGATGTGGCCCGTCAACCGTAGCCCGCGGACGCTTCCCGCAGAGACGAATATCGTCGGGTCGCCCACGGTGACGATGTCCCCGCCGATCTCGATGTTGTCGTGGGCGACGCCGCTGGCGGCGAACTCGAACGCCGGCCCGTCGTTGCCCTGGACGCGACAAAAGTATTTGTCGTCGAACGTCTTCGCTTCCCACCGCACGGCGCCCGACCCGTTATCCCGTATCTCCGAGTCCTGGTCGAACCGCACTCGCCGCCCCGAGACGGATCCCGCTCCCGTCTCCGTGTTGACGAGCCCCCAGCCGTCAGCGTTTTGGATCTTGGTATTGATGTAGCGGTGGGCTTTGTGACCGTCGTGGACGCGGTTGTCACCCGCAGCGTCCTTGATGGTGCAGTCGACGAATCGGATGCGCTGGGTGTCGTTGGCGGCGTCGACGACGCCGTCGCCCGTATGATTGGCTTTGTTACAGTTGAACTCGATGCCTTTGTAGACGTTCTCGTCGTCGGCCTCGATCAGGGTGCCGTCGAAGCCTTTCTTGATGACGATGTTGTCTCGGGCGCCAGCCCGCAGTTCGATCCGAGTCGGTGGGGTGAGTGTCGACGAGACGGTGAACGTTGTTTGGCTGCCGTCAAACTCGATGAGGTCACCCGACGATGCCTGGTTGTTGATGATGTCGACAAGGTCGTCGCCCTCGGTGACCTGTATCCTGTTGTTTAGCTCGTCTGTACCGAGCGCTCCCACATTTGTCACGTCGTTGCCATCGGCGTCCAGCGGTGCCGCCAACTGGAACTGCCCGTTGGTGTCGTCCCACCGGAAGACCGTGTTTCCGTTCGAGTCGTTGATGACGAGATCGCCGCTGTCTTCTTCGAATGCCGGGCTGTACCCGTTCGGAAGATCGAGTGACTGTGCCGCTGCCGGGGTGTCGGTTGAGCCTAAGTTCGCCATGGGTTATTTCTCCGCAAGCGTGACCGTTGAGCCGTCGTCGAACTTTGCTTTGAACGCATCAGCCGTCGAATCGTACCACCGGACCACGCCCGAGGTGGGCGTCGACGGCTCGGACTCTGGCTGGTATCGCAGCGCCGTCGCCAGCTCGTCAGCGCCGCCGGCGCCGTGGCGCGACTGATGATCTTGGGCGTGGTGGTCATCGGGGGTGACCGTCGCCTGGTCGATGCTGTCGTGGTCGATGCTTGATTCGTCGACCGCGAGGGTGTCGCTGCCGTCGTCGGAGAGGAGCGCGCCGGCGATGTCCGCGGGTTCAACCGCGATGGCGCCCGACGAAAATTTGAGGCCGCCCGAGGCTGCGAGTGCCGCGGCCAGCGCGTCACTGTCGTCCTTGACGCCCTTCCCGAGGTTGATGCCGCCGGCCCGGAGGCCGTTCGGATCGACCACCACCGTCTCGCCCGACGCGAGTTCGAGGACGATGTTGTCGTTGCTATCAGTCTTGATTTTGCTGTCGTTTGCCATGTTTAACACCCGAAGATGAATTCGCTGTCGGTCGCCAGTGCCACCGACGCATCCGATTCCAGCCGCATTAGCGCCCGCCGCTCGGTCCCGTCGACGGTCCGCGACTCGCCGCTCCGGACGACGAACTGCGTCGCACAGCGCCTGATTCGTGCCGCCGAGACCGTCGCCTCCGAGGCCGTCACCGCCACCGTGTTTGCCATCAGCGCTGCACCTCTGGCTGGATTGTGACGGTCTTGTAGCCGGCATCGGGGAACGTCGCCTCGGCACCAGAGGCCGTCGTGACGACCCATTCGGTCCGGTAGGTGCCCGGCTGGTCGGTGTCGCCCGACTGCCAGGCGTACTCGACGACGCCGTTCGCCGCGTCAGTGACCGTCGCCTGGGCATCAATAACCGGCGGGTCGCGCAACGCCCCGATGACGATGTCAACACGCTGGGCGGTTGAGAGGTCGTAGGCTGACCCATCCCGCTGGAGCGTCGCCTCGATGGCGGGGTCGCTGTCGCCCTCTTTAATGATGAAGTCACTCACTGCACGTACACCTCGTAGGTCTCGTCGTCGCCTTGGTCAATTTGAAGCGGTACGGTCGGGGCAGTCGCGTTGAGTTCTGGCATAGCTACCTTTTCATGTCGTGAGGGAGTGAGCTCGGAGTGACCTGACCTCCTCCTTGGCTAAAGAGGGAGGAATTACGCCGAGAGGTCGTTCTCAATCGCAGTGTGGTCGGCGTACTGTGCTGCATCCGCAAGCACATACAGCTCGAGGACCAGTTGCTCGTGACTCACCGACGTCTCCCGGGAGTCCTCACCCCCGGTCACGAGTCCCCAAAACCCGGGGACATCAAGCGACGAGAGGTGGCTGCTCGGTTCGATCTGCACCACGAGCGAGTCAACGTCCGCCCGCGACGGGACTTGCTCGCGGTACCACGGGATGTTCGCCTCAGTAAGCCCGTAATCTGCGGCATCGGCGAAATCCAAGTAGTCGAGCATCGCACCGTACGCTGTCGTCGACGTCGTTTCAGGCTGGAAGAGGAACTCGACACTGGCAGTCTGGCCGCGCGTGATCGTCGGCGGCCCGTCAGCAATGTTCGCACCAGCGGTAATGTCCGAGGCGTTCTTCCGAGTGATGGTCCATGTGTAGTCCATAAGTGGGTGTTAGGAGTTGTTCTGGGCGGTCTCGCGGACATCAGCAATTGCGGTGGCGATCGTTTCGGCTTCCCGAAACTGCAGGGTTGCTCGGTTGCCGGTGATTTGGACGGACAGAAGCGCGACATCGGTGTTATCGAATGGCTCGACGGTGTATGCGTAGCCGGGCGGAACCGACGTCGGCACGACCACTATCTCACCAGCGAGACGATCTTGCTCAATCAGGCCAGCAAGCCGGTTGCGAGCTGCCGCCAGCAACACGTTCTCGTCGGTCACCGACGTTCTCACAACTGGCTCGCCTTCGATGATCTCGCCGACGCGTGAGACTTCGCCATCGTCGGTGACCGACGCAGTGGCACGGCTTCCGCCGCTTTCGCCGCCGATGGCCTGGATGCGATTGCCGTACCGACCGATATCGTACTCTCGGGTGTAATCGAGCCGCGTCCAGGACTGGCTGTTCGTCTGGTCGCCCGGCTCCAGACTCGTGAGCTCGCGGCTGGTGTCTGTGTATTCGGCGACCGCGGTCATGTTCGAATCGCGGTGGAGGTCTTGCCAGACGTTGAAGAACGAACCCTTGTACGTCTCATCCTCGATGACGGCCAAGTCGTTCGTATCGACTTGAAGGTCGTAGCTCGTGATTCGTTGTGGATTCACACCCTGTGTCGGTGACGACCCGGACTGACTTCCGAATCGAGACAGCCGCAGCCGGGTGGTCGCCGTCGACGACGCCCCAGCGTTCGTGACGGTGATAGATTCGGTGTTATTCTCGGTGCCGTCAGTTGGCTTGTACGCTCCGGAGAGATTGACCTGGAGGCGCTGGTTCCCCGTTGTATCGTTTGCCGTGATCGTGACGGTGGCCTCGGTGATGTTCCACTCCGAACGTGCCTCTGTGGCCGCGAGTTCTGCCGCATCCGGGAAGGGCTCCGGGCCCGCAAGATACCCATTTGCGTTGACCGAGTTGTCGAAGTTGTAGGAGTAGCGGCCGTCGAACACGTTTAGGCAGTCGACGTCCATCGGACCACCGCCAGTGCCGGTGCAATCCAGTTCAGCGGTGTGCGAGCCGGGCGAGAGATCGCTGGAGATGCCGCGGGAGCCATCTCCGAACCAGTCCAAGCCGCTTCCGATCGCGCCTGCCGTGACTCCCTGCACGACCTCTCCATCGACCGTCAGGTCAAACGGCGGATGGTCGCCGTCCAGCGTATCCAAACGGACGGCGAACCCGACATCAGCAGCCGGAATCGTGTGGTCCAGTGTGAAGCTGAATGACAGATTGTCGTTGAGGTCGGAGAGCGATTCTCCGGCGCCGTTGCTGTAATCGCCATCCGAGACCTCCCCGGCAGTGGTCCCGGACGCGTTCTCTGCCTCTTTGAAGAAGCCGGTCTGGGTAAGTTCAAGCCCGTCGTTGGTCGCAGTGAATGGGTCGGTAGCAGCCGGACTCCACACCGAGCTGAACTCGCTCGTCGTATCCGCCGACTGGATGGACTTGTTGGTATCGACCGTCGCCGGGGACGGCTGCACAACGTTCGTGGTGTATGAATCGAAGAACGACTTGGCGTATAGATCCTGGATCGCTTTCCAGCCTTCTTGCTGGGTGACTTCGTACACGAGACCGTTCGGCCGATCCCCCCAACTCCTGCGGAGTTCATCAACAAAGTCCTTTCCCCGAACCGTGGTGGCACTTTCGCCATCAGCGCTTGAGACGGTGGTCACCGGACCACGCATGATGACTTCATTCTGGAACGTGAGGAACGCTTCAGCGTGCCGATGAGACTCCAGCGACTCGCGATACGGAACTCGAACGTTCCACTCCGAGACCGCCAGCTGCTCATGCCGCACTCTCGGCGATTGTTTGAGAATCTCGTCGTTCGCGATGGTTGTTGTCGTCCCGTCGGGATCTTCGAGCTCCAGCGTCCAAGTCATCGGATATTCCCAATGCCGAGGTCACGGACACGTCGGCCATTCTGCTGCGCGTCTTGTTTGATGCGGGCGTCGACATCGTCGAGCGTCGCGACATCGTCCTCAAGCTCGAGCGTCCCTGACAGTGAGAGCGTCGCGCCATCGATTGCTTGCTCAACCGCGTCCGCCACGACTGCCGTCGCCGTCAGCTTCTCGATCGACGACTGGAGCGACCCCAGCGTCGTGTTCAGCTTCGATGTCCACGCGGGGGGAGACGATCCGGATGCGCCACCCCCGCCGCCACTCCCAGCAGCCACTGCATCGCCGGCGCCACCACCGTCCCCCCCGCCGAAGATCTCGTCGGGGGACTTCCCCGACTCCAGCTGGTCTTTCACTACACTCCGCTGCATGCTCCTGCTGAGTTCTCGGACGCTTTCTGCACGGTCTTCCTGTTCTTTCGCTCGGTCCTCAAGCCCGAGCTCCCGAAGCTTCTCGGCATTTCGCTCCGCATCGCTGATAATCTGCTCGGACGTCGAGAGTTGCTCAGCTGCCTGCTGGGCCGACGACGCGAATGCGTCGGCTCCGTCAGCAGCTGCGTCGGTCTTGGTAGCGAACTGTTTGGAGGACTCACCAGCAGCACTGAACACAGATTCTGCGGCAGCAGCAGTCGCCTGTTCAGGCGACTCTCCAGAGTCGGCGCGTGTGTCGGGCGGTGTTCCAGAGCTACCACTCAACCGACGCTGTCGACGACGCCGGCCGCGCGTGCCGCGTTGCCGGACGCGATCCGCGAATGACCCCTGGATCTCTTCATTTTCCTCAACCATCTCCCGACGCCGTTCGTTCGCTGCTTCGAGTTCGCCTTCTGCGAGGAGATCAATGGATTCCTTGATACCCGCCGCAGTGTTTCCGATGATCTGTGCCGCCGTCGCGAAGGAGTCAACGAGTGTCGCGAGTCCAATCCCGATCACGTCGAATCCTTGTGCAAGGGCGCGTTTGAAGCCGCGCCAGGATGCAAGTGTCTTTGCGAGTTCGCTGTCGGTTCGACCTGACACCTCACTTATAGCCCGCGCATACGAGGCGGCGATATCGCTTGACGTCCGGACGGCCGTTGTTCGAATCTCGCCGAAGTCACTAACAGCCACCGCGGCGAGTGCTGCGATCGCGGCTGCAGCCAACCCGACCGGACCGCTGGCAAACGCCGCCAGCGCAAGCCCGGTCCCGCCGATAGCCGCTGTCGTCAGCCCCAACGACCCTGCCAGCCCATCCGTCTTCTCGTTCAACTTATCGAATGCTTGAATACCGCCGCGGGTCGTCTCGAGCAGATCCGTGAGTGCCGGAAGGGTCCGTTCGCCGGTCCCGATAGCAATATTGCGGAGTGCGTTCTTCGTCAGCTGCAGTTCAGAATTAAAGGTGTCCGTTGCGGTCTGAAACTCCCCGCTCAGTGACGATGTTTCCTCGAATTCGCTGTTCACCCTCCCCTGGGCATCTTCAACAGACTCGAGGTTCTGCGCCAGGGCCCCCAGAGCCTGTCGGCTCACCGATGAAAGGTTCTGCTTAAGGATGTCAGCCGCGTCGCCTCCCTCGCCGAGCGTCCGAGCCAGTGTTTTGATGAGCTCGGCCGGGCTCTCCTGCCGCATCCGTTCGAACTCCGATGCCGACACGCCCAGTGCGCTCGCGAAGTCTTCGACGTTCCGCGGGTCCTGAAGTTCTTGGGCGACTCGCTTCAACCTCGTCCCCGCCCGAGCTGCACTCTCACTGACCTCATTTAATGCACTAGCGATTGACAGTTGATCCTCAACTTGAACACCGAGCGATGACAACGCAGCCGACGACCGCAACATTGATTCCACGATTTCTGAGCTGGAAGTAGCCATATTATTTGACAGGGAGTTTACACTACTTCCAAGTTCCCGGACCTGGTCGGTTGAGATGTCGGTTAACTCGGTCAGCCGGGCGAACGCATTGGCCGCCTGGTCGGCGGTTAAATCGGTCGCCGTCACCATCTCGCCGGTGACACGGGTAAATCGACGAATGTTCTGAGTCCCTTCGAGGCCGAGTCGACCCGCCTGTTCGGCGATGCCAGCAAGTTCCGACTGCGCAAGGGGGACGGTTTCGGCCATATCCCGCAACTCGCTGTTCAGTGCTCGCGCTGTCTCTGCGGTGGTGACCTTCTCAACACCGACGAGGGCCTGCTCAAAGTCGGCAGCCGATTTCGTCGCGACTGCAAACCCGCCAACGCCAAGGGCAGCAAGTGCCGCGCCGGCCCCGCCGGCGATGGATCGAAGGGTCGACAGCTCATCGGCCGCGGCGCTGATTGAGTTCTGAAAGCCGTCGGTGTCACCACTGACGGCGACGGCTACCTGTTCGTCAGCAAACGGGTTCCGTACCATGGTGGTTATTGGAGAGATGAAACGTGGTCAACCTCTTTAGGTATAGGCCGCGACTGCGCGGGCATGTCGGTCAGCTGTGAGAACTGTGCGGAGGCCATTCAGCCCAAAGCGAAGCAGTGCCCACATTGCGGGGACACGCGGATGACCAGAGAGCGGTATTTACTGAACATCGGGGTGTACATCCCGATTATTGCCGCAATTGCTGGGTCGGTGCTGTACGGGCTGTTCGCGGCGTCGTCGCCAGAGGTGACGATAAATTGGCTGTTTGGCTTGATCGTGGTTTGCTACCTCGGTGGAGCCTATATCGCTCGAAGCAAGCGCGAGGTCGTCCGAGAGAAACTACCGGACCAAGCGGACAGTTAGTTCACTGGATGCCGAGGTCCCCAAAGACTTCGCTCCGTTGCTCTCGATGCCGGTCGCGGAACTGCGACCGACGACGCATCACCCCCGGCGATGACTCCTCGGAGTTGTCACCGGGTCGTTCCCGAATCAGCCAGCCGAGCTGCAACCGAACGATCTCCTGCTGCGTGTACGTGGCGAGCTCCTGATATGTGAGGTTGGCGTGGGCGTGCGCCCATGCGTCGAACGCCGCTCGAAGCTCGACCGGACTCAGTTTCCCTCACTCGCTGCCTCAGCAGACCAGTCCTCCAGCGCTTCGAAGAACTCGTCCTGTGGAACGTCGAACAGCTCGGCAAGAATGACCTCGCCAAGCGCGTCCGTGATTGCTGGCCGAACGTCCATCCACGTTTCTGCATTGTTGAAATCCGCTGGGTCGTGGGCGGCGAACTCTTCGAGGAGTTCCGCCTCCGTCTCCTCAGTGAGTTCCTCGCCCTCCTCCTCAAGCCGTCGCTGCCACGTGTTCCGCTTGCCACTTGTCGCTGGATAGACCTCAACGGCGAACTCTCCCCGCCCGTCGACCGTCGCCGTCCGCGTGACTGGAAGTGGCTTGCCGTCCTCACCCCGCTCATGAGCGAGGCTCGTAATCGACGCTGGTGTCTCGTCAGCCATGGTTAGCTGGTGCTGAAGGTAATCGCCGGGTCGCCGCTGGCCATCAACGTCTCACTCATCGACGCAACGCCTTGGTCAGCCTCTCGCGTTTCGGTTGCGGAGTCAGTCGGCACCGTGTTGTTAAAGGTGACCGTGCCGCCGTCGAGTTCGTGCTCAAGGGTGTCCTGAACCTTCTGAAGCGCCTCCATCATCGAGTTGTGGTTCACGAACTTGCCGCCGATATCTCCCTCTACCGTCACTGACCGGGTGGCTTCGTCAACCGCCGGTGCTCGGGTGCCCTGCAGCGAGGAGGTGCCGACATTGTTCTCGACCGTCCAACCAGCGGAGTTGACACGGGGGCGAACCGAGGAGCCGCTGGGGCGTTCGAACCGATCGCCGACGAAGTGTTCGTACGTCGACCCGATCGCCGACGCTCGACTCCCGCTACCGAGCGGAGCGAGCCCTCGGTCACCGTCGACGGGGTTATTATCGTCCGAGTACGTGCTTCCGCCTTCGAGCTCCATCAGCGTGGTCCCGTTGCCGTCTGTGATGGTAATGTCGCCAGCCGCCGCCGACGCGAGATGAACCACATCAACATCACTGAACGACGACGCCGTAGTGACCGTTGTCGTTCCGTTCAGCGATATCGTCTCAGCCGTGCTCGCGCCCTCATCTTCGATGGTGATGTCCATCGTGTCGTTGCCGTCGGTCGACGTGATGTCGAGCGTCGTGCCGGACGACGGTTGATGAATGAGGTAGCTGCGGACGCGAGCGGGCTGGAACTCCAGCGACATGAGGATCGGGTCCTCGCTGGAAGGGTCGAGGTCGGCACCGACGGTGTCGACGGCCGCCCCGCGCACGACGACGTACTCCCGGACGCCAGCACTGTCGTTCCCGCCAGGGTACTCGCGTCGGGCCTCGATGTGCAGGGTGCCTGTGAGCCGGTTGTAGTCGTCTCGCAGGAGGCCGTAGCCACTTGCGTCGACCGGCGTACCGCTGCCGTCGGTGAAAAACTGCTGCAGGTCATAGTCAATGCTCGCTGACGGGTCTTCGTCACCGCGATTGTGGTCGATCGCGTCGGCAGTGCCGAGGGCGTCCTGCCGGCCGAGTTGTGCGCCGGGACTGGCTTCGAACGACCGGATGATGTCACTGAACCGGTTGAAGCTCGGGTCTGTTGGGAAGTCACCACGGTTGGGTTCGACGACCCACTCGTAGCGTCCCGGGAGCTGTCCACTGTCAGGGGTATCGCTTGCTGTTGGACTCATCGTTGGATGTTAGTCGCCGGCGTCGTGCCGGTGGATGGTGTCGTAGTGCTTGAGGTAAGCCGTGCCGACCTCGCGCTTGCACTGTGCGAGGTTGTTCTCACTGAATGTGAGCCGATAGTCCGATTTGCTGCCGGTGCGCTCGTCTTCGGGCGGCACCACGTCGTCGTTATACAGCTCGATGAGAGCGTCGTTTTCAGTCCGTACGTGCATGATGGTAGTTAGGGTGTCCACGTGTATTTGAGGCGACACACGACCTGCTGGCGGTAGTGGACGGTGTTCCGCTCAGTGTCGTCAGCATCCCGCGGCGGCTCGGCACTGATCCATTCATATCCATCTGGTGGATTGTCCGTCGATGCGTTGAGACATCGCCGCCAGACTTCGGTCGCGAGCTCTGTTGCGACCAAGTCTGGGTGAACGTCGACGCCCTGGTAGGCGTCAGCGTCTTCGGGCCCGCCCCAGCAGTCGACCAAGACGCTAACGACGACGTCCTGAATCGGGCCACCACCCCCGCCATCGATCCCCGTAAACTGCGTTTGGCCGCCGCCCGGGACCACAGGGTCCTCGGAGACAACCGCGATCTGGGGATAGGCGTTCGGGCCATCGTAATCCGCATGGTCGATGTCGGTGGTCGTAAATGAGACCGAGACGACGCTGGTGTTGAACCGTGACCTGAGGAATGATACGAGGTCATCGCTGACGTCTTCCATGGTTAGGTTCGCTCCACTGAGAGCACGGTTACGCCGCTGTCCTCTGGATATACGGCTTTCACCTCGTAGGTGTAGCCGTCTGGATGCACCAGCTGGCTCGGATAGCCGTCCACATCGCCAGCCTCACGGATCGTGGCATCCCCGACGACCCGGAGCTCGGTGTCCGTCCGCACTTCACTCCCGTCACTATCGATGTGCACCTCCGGAGCGCTGCGGCGCTCTATCACCGCCGTCACGCTACCATCGTCCTCGTACGATGGCGTGGAGCGGCCAGACGTGTTCCCGTCGGCGTTCCGGACGGTGTACGTCTCCCCCAGTTGCTTGATGAGGCGGCGTGTTGGCCCGTGCATGTCAGGATACCTGTTTGGTGGTGACCGAGGCCCGCATCGTGTTGGTATCAATCAACCCCTTTTCTGTGATGATGCGGACGATTTCAGCTTCGACGGCGAGTGCAGTGGCTTCAATAAGCCCCTCTTCGCCGACCTCGAGGACGCTGCCGTCGATGAACTGCGAGACGAGACCGAAATCGGACTGCACCCGCTCTGCGGCAGGCCGAACGAACGGGCGGGCTTCCATCTTACTGGTCCCCAGCTCGACGTAGACGGCGTACTCGACGGTCGGGCCGACGAGGTACACCGAGTCGCCATCAAACTGTGTCGAGATGTCATCGAAGAGTATTAGCACATCGTCGAAGCCGGTTGCAGTAAGATTGAACGAAGCCATCTCTGGGGGTGTTGTGGTGTGGTTTCGGTTACGTGTCGTTTCCGGGCGTCGCGCTGGTCACGTAGCGGTCGGTGTCCCGCCGGACGCTGGCCGGCGTCCCGAACTCGCTGCCGGGGTCGCGCCGGCGGACGCGCTGGCGGAGGGCGTCAACCGTCGAGGCGTCGTACGTGACGCTCGTCCGGCCACTGGAGACCTCCGCGGCGGTGCGGGACTCCGCGTCGGGGGCGTTGCCCTCGGCGATGCGCAGCGCCGCCAGCGCCGCCTCGAAGTCGATCCGGTGCTGGGTGCCGTCGAAGTCGCCCGTGCCCGACGAGTAGGCGCGGTCAATGTCCCGCTCGACACGAGACAGCACATCGCTGATATCCGAATTCGACAGGTTGGTGTCAATCTCGAAGTGGACATCCGTCGGCGTCGTCCCGACTGTGGTTGCCATGAGTTAGTCCTCCTCGTGCTGCCAGCAGGTCTCACTCGGGCTGTCGACCGACCGCGAGCACCCGTTCACGCCACAGTCGTACCTCGCGCTGTCGGCCTCGACCGTCCCGCGCGTTACACTGCGCTCGTCGGGGGTAGGGGCGTCATTGGAGTCGTCGGTCCAGCTCACGTTCGGATACCGCTCGACTAGCCGCTCGGCCGTCGCCGCGTCCTCGACGACGAGTGTCTCGCCGTCGAGCGTGCCGTAGTCGTCGGCCTGTCCTGGCGACAGCGCTCGCTGGAGCTGGCTGGAACTGGTGACCGGCGCGACGTGCAGCCGGTGGGGCATCCTTACACGCCGCCCTGGATGTGGATGGCCGCCTCGGACTTCATGACGACGAAGTCCTTGCGGTGGCGGATCTTGAACACGTCGCGGTCGTGCTTCTCCTCGCGGTAGTTGGTGACCTCCTGGTCCCACCGGGTCGACTCGTAGCCGTACAGGCCCGTGTCGACCATGTTGGCCTCGTCGTCGGCGAGGTCGCCCGTGTTCGTCGGGACGATCGGCACACCGAAGCCGACCTGCAGCGTGCCCTGGCGGACCGTCTGGTCGCCCTGGCTGGTGGCGTGGGTGAAGTTGTCGTCCGTTGCGAGATCGCCGAAGCCGTCCGCCGACGTGAGGAGTTCGAAGTCACTCGGGCGGAGCTCGTCTTCGAGCAGCTCGGTGTAGGCGTCGACGACGGCCGCGTAGTTGAGGTCGGTGCCGTCGGTGCCGATTGGGCTGTCGCTGTTGAGGTTGTTCCCGTCGTTGGGGTCCATCAGCGACCACGCCCGGCTGTCGAGCTCCGACTCGGCGGCGACAGCCATCTCCTCGGTCACGTCTATGACGAGATCGAAGACGTTGTCCGAGATGGCCTCGTCCGAGACGGCGATCTCGAAGCCGTCCTTGGTGTAGTTGGCCGTGACGTTCGAGTAGTTCAGCTCCCCGCGCGGGTAGCTGGCCTCCTCGCCGATCTCGTCCATCGCGTCGCGGACGTCGTCGTCCGCCTGCGGGAAGTTGAACGAGCTGTCGTTGATGCCGGTCGCGTCGTGGTCGCGGTAGGCGCGACGGAACTGGTACATCTCCTGCGTGCGCTCTTCGAGGACCGCTCGCACGTCGGTGTTGCTGATGACGTCAGCTGCAGTAATTGCCATGTGGTATCACCCGAGGTAGACTTCCGCTTCGTTGCCGCCCAGGTTCGTCCCGGTCTGGTCGGTGCCGCCTTCGTTGCTCCACGCGAGGGCCTGGCCGCCGTTCTCGGAGGTCGCGCGGCCAGCCGTGCCGCCGGAGCCGAGCCGCTCGCCCATCGAGATCCCGGTTTCGACGTTCCCGACGACCCAGCCGTCCGTCTGGACGGTGCCGATGTCGCCATTGGAGAAGTCCTCCTTGGCGACGCCGGCGAGCTGGTCCTCGTTGGTGTCGCCGTTGTCTAGCTGGACGATCTGCGGGACGTTATTGTCGCTGGCCGTCTGATCGAGTGCGACGAAGTCGCCGGCGCTAATGCTTTCGTTGGCTTCGACCGTGCGGGCGGCGTAGCCGTCGCCCGTGGTCGCGTCGCCAAGTCCGTTGTTCCCAGACATCTAGAGCACCTCCTGTTCGAGGGTGTCGAAGTCTTCGATGCCGGCCAGCTCGCACATTTCTGCCTCGAGCGTGTCGGCTCGGCCGTCGATGCCGCGCGAGCGGAACGTCCGCCGCTTGCGGTCGAGGCGCTGCAGTTCTTCTTTGTCGTCCAGCGACAGCGTATCCGGATCAGGGTCGTCGCTGGGGTCGTCGCCACCGCTGCCGCCGGCGCCGGACTTGGTCTCCGGCTCCTGGCGGAGCGTGTCGACATCGATGTCGCCCTCGTCGTCGCGGAACGGTTCCGTCAGCGCATCCATGTCCTGCCGGGCGAGCGTGTCTGCCGACTGGGGCGACTCCTCGGCCAGGACGGCCGCGAAGGCCTCCTTGGCCTCCTTGACCTCCTCGCGGAGGGCCGCCAGCGTGTCGTTGTTCGTGATCTGTGCGTCGTCCGTTCGTGCGTACTCCCGAAGCACGTCCCGCGCGTCGTCGGCGGTCATGCCCTCTGGAAGCTGCACCGTGTGGTTGCTCATGGGTATCAGGTGGTTGCAGTCCAGGACCTCAGCGGGGGCTCCCGCGTCATCGGGCCTGGAGAACGGTCGTTACTCCGACTCGACGAGGACGATCGTGTTCTCGTCGGTGTCGGGGGCCGGGTCCTCGGCTGTCTCCAGCCGGTCTTCGAGTTCGGCCACGTCGAGGTCGTATTCCTCGGCGATGGTCTCCTTTGCGTCGTCAACTGTCATCGGTGGGTCAGGGTCGTCGTCTGGCGCGTCCCCCGGGTCGTCAGACCCGTCGCCGAGGACGTCGCCCACTGCCGCCCGACTGAGCGCCTCGATGGCCGGGTTCGACCCGACGTTCACGTCGGCGCCGGGCTGGCCTTGCCCCACAACGGCGATGTCGCGGAAGCCAGCCACCTCTTCAACAATGCGAGCATCCACCGTCTCGTCGATGTCACCTAGCGATCGCGCCACGGACGGCGATACGTCTAGGTACCCGAGGTCGATTTTCTGTGCCGTCGCCTCGTCGGTAATTTCGGCACCGAATAGCACGCCCACGCCCTCGCTATAGGAGGCTGCAGTCACCTCGCCGATGATGTCGTCGGCACCGGCTTGCCCCTCGATATCGTGGAAGTTCTTGACGATGTGGACCGTCGCGTCGGGGTCGTCGACTTGCTCGGCCAGCACCTCGGCCGCTTCCTCGGCCGCCGCCGGCGTGTAGACGTGCGGGACGCCTTGGCCCCCCTCGAGGATGGTATTTTCTGGGATGGCCACGCCGTGGATGCTGATGGGGCTGTTCTCCTGGACGTTGTCGACGGTGCCACGGTCCGATTCGAGGACCGTGATGCCGATGCCGTCGGCGAAGGTATCATAGGTTGTCATGTTGGTGGCTCACCAGTTTTGGTCGACGCCCCAGACGAAACTCAGTTGACTGCCGGTGGAGTCCGTCCGCGCCAGGACGACGAGCACGTCCGACCCAAGGACCGCCTTCTTCTCTTGGCGGACGGGGTTGGCCGTTCCGACCGATTCCGAGCCGATGCCGCCATCGATCTTCGCGGCGGTGGCGACGGTGTGGCCGCCGAACTCCTCGCTCGTCCCAAGGTCGGTCTGGACCCCCGACCCGTTGGGCACCTCCGAGATGTTCGTCGTTGATTCAATCGCCGAACTGGCGGCATGATGGTACTCGGGGACGCTCCAGCCGCTGGCGTCGGTCTTGCTGGCGGCGACCGACGCGACGACGAGTTCGAGGTCGGCGCTGGCGGCGTAGTCGAGGACGTCGAGTTGGGAGAATGCGGCGTTGACATTGGGATTGTCCGGGGCAAGGCGAATCGCATACACGGGTTCCCAAGCGCCGTTCGTTCCCTCAACCGTCACTTGGACGAGCTGGGTTTTGTCGCGGGTCAGTGATTGGGGCGACCCAAGCGTGATCGCGCCGCCACTCCCGACGCGGAGTTCGAGATTCGTGGTGGTGTCGGCCGCTTGGATCTCCCACCAGATGTTGAGATTGGCCGTCTCTGGTCCACGCTCGCCGTCATTACTCGTCGTGACGAGTTCCGAATTGACCTGCGTCCCGTCGTCGGTATATGTCTGGACCCAGCGCTGGTTCCCGACATTGTACCAGTTATACCGGAGTTCGTAGCGCGTCCAATCGGTGACCGGCTGGGCGAGGGTGACGTCCGTGGCCAGTGTGGTTTCGGCGCCACCACGCGACTCAATGACGTCGATCTGGTCGTCGGCGTGGTCGGCGCCGCGTTGCTCGGCGACCCACCCGTCGGTGCCATTGTAGGCAGCCCACCGAAGGACGTCCCCGTTCGTAAGCGACTGGTTGAGTTCGAACGCCTGCGAGAGCTGGAGGACGTAATTGACCGTGTAGGTGACGCTCTCGGCAGATCTGATGTGCATCCTGTCGCCGGCGTCAGGCTGGAGCGTCCACACGTCGGCGTCGTCGCTGAACTGCGAGACGGTGTTGTAGTGTGGGAAGGCGCGCGACCCGTTCCGGAAGAGACGGCCCCGCTCGGGCGAGAAGTCGTATTGAGTGGCGATGTCGAGTTCGTTTTCCGTTGCATCGGCGACGAGTTTCCCGAAGGCGTCGGTCGAATCCAGGATGAGGCGCTTGAGCTGGTGCAGTTCGATGTTGTCGTCAAGCGTCCGCTGGCGCTCGGGGTCGATAGTGGGGCCCGTGTTCATATTCCTATAGCGCGGCTATGGATGTTCGCCGCTGGGTTGCCGCGCGGCCCAGCCTCTTGCGTCATGCTCCCTGCCGAATCGCGTCGGCGCAGTTATCGCACAGGCGGTGGGTGACGCGGGCCTGGCCAGGTGGGTCAAACCGCACCCGATACCGGACGCGCTTGACGCCGCAACTCTCGCACGGACGCCACGATGTCACCGGCGATACGTCGAGTGGTAGTACTGCGTTCATGATATCACATTTGGGAGAAGCGTACAGCGACACTGCGGGTGGGCCGGCGGCTTGACGGGGAACTTACCGGTGAACGACGATGCCGACCGCCCGTCCGGGACCGCGTCGGCCACGTCATCCTCAGTGAGCGTTACCGTCTCCTGGCGGGCTTCCTCGATGGTCCACGTTCTGCCCTCGAGATTCTGGCAGATGGGACAGACGCGCCTGTCGCCAGCCGTCAGTCATTCGGCCTGGACCGTCACGCCGCCGACGCCCAGCTGCTCGTAGCGGGTCAACGCCGCCTCGCTGTGTGCGTTGATAATCTCCGTCCGAGCGAGCACCGTCGCCCGCGTCTTCCCGATGCTGTCGACGCGGTCGGTGAGACGGCGAGCGACCTTTGTCGGGTTCTCGCCAGCTGCCAGTCCCTCGGCCAGCTCCCCGCCGACCTGCCGGCCCACCCCGGCCGAGATGTCCTTGAGCGCCTGGAAGTTGCGGGCATACAGGTCCTTGACTGCGCGCTCGTGGACCGGCACGTCAAGGGAGGCCGCGACCTCGCCCGCCCCGGTGCCGATGTCGCCGGCTTCGACGAAGCGGTCGGCGTCCTCCAGCCCGCGGCGGTAGGCGGCGTCGATGAACCGGTTGCCGTCCCGCTCGATGACCGTCAGAACGTCCTCGTTGAGGCGCTCCTGGAGCCACTCGTTGAAGAGGTCGCGCTTGCGGGCGTCGCGGTCAAAGCGCGCCAGCGGCGGCAGGTCGTCCTGCAGCGTGTCGACTTGAAGGCCGAAGACATCCCGCTCGCGAACGCCCTCGCGAATCAGCGTGTTGATGTCCGCGAAGCCGCCGCGAAGGCGTCGGGCGTAGCGGTCTCGAATCGTTGCCGTGCCTGTCGGATCACGGCGATGGGCCGGGACCGCGTCGGCGACCGCACTCATTCGTCGTGGCCGTTGGTCTGGAGTAGCCGGTCGAACTGTTCGGCGACCTGTTCGGCCTGCTCACTATCGCCGTCGTCCTTGTGACCGTGGTCGGCAAGCGTCTCCCGAACCTCCGCGTTTTCGGGGAGCATCGCCACGAGCTCGCGAATGGTCGCCTCGCCGAAGACGTCCGTTGCCGGGAGCTGCCCCGACAGTGTGTCCAGCGCCTCGGCAAACGTGGCGATCTTGTCGATGGTGCCCTCATCCAGCGACGTGATGGGCGAGGCATCTTCGTCGGGTTCGATGGTGACCGTCAGGCCGTCGGCCTGCAAATCATCGTGCCGGCGGGCGACTTCGCGGAACGCCGTCTCCCATTGGGCGGCCTGGTAGCCCCGCGCGTCGCGGATGAGTTCCTGGTAATCCTCCTGCTGGTCCTTGGTGACGAACTGGTTGATGTCGGTCGCGTTCGAGTGCTTGTAGAACGGCGCCGGCAGCGGGTCGATGATGTCGCGGGCATACCGCTTGAGCGCCCACTCCAAATCAGGGACATCGCCATCGTGACGCTCAAGGTCGATGTTGGCCTCGGTCATCAGAGCGTCGCCCGGGCCGAGGTCGTCCACTTCCCGTTCGGCGCTGTCGACGTTGTCCTGATTCCACTCGATTACCTCGTAGGAATCGCCCAGGTCCAGCACTTCGGGCGTCATCTGGAGTGTCCAGATGCCCCATGCCTTCCCGCGGATGGCTTTCCGCAGGTCGGTCTTGATATTTCGGTAGGCGTCGGCGTCGTCCTTGCACGCCCGAATAATCGACTCGCCAAAGACGCCCGCCTCCGGGTTGTCGCCACCGATGTCCTGATCGAGGACGAGCTTCAGGACGTCATTCTGGCTGAGTGGGATTGACGTGTCGTCGTCAGTGAACAGGTCACGGCCCGTCCGCCGGCCGAGAATGGACTCCTCGTCGAACTGGACGTACGCCGCCGCCTCGTCGCGCTTTGTCGTCATGTCGGCCGCGTCGGTGTCGTCCGGCTTGACTAGCTGGGTCCTGTTGTCGTAGGTGCGGGCGCTGACCGTCTCCGGGCGGATGAACTTGAAGCCCGTGATGATGCTGTCCTCGTCCTCTGGGTCGTCTTTCAGGTACTCAACGAGGACCGTGCCGCGCACCCAGCGGTCGCGAACGGAGAGCTCGAGGCCCTTGCCGAACGGCTGCCGGCGCTCGTCGAAGACGAAGCACTCCGAAAGGAAGCCACCCTCCGGGGCGGCATCTGGAGCGTCATCGCCGCCGTGGAAGTACGCCTCCGTCGCGTCGTCGGGGCTCTGGACGCGGATGCCTGGCGCCGTGACGTCCGAGACAAACTCGTTGACGTTTTTCCGGATTGGGCTGACCTCGTAGTACAGCTCGACGAACTCGTCGATGTCCTCCGGCGGGTCGATGTCCTCGACATCGCCCGAGGCGGTTTGGAGGGTCGTGCTGCGGGTGACCGTCTCGACAGGCTGACGGACGGTGTCCTGCAGCGTGTCCCACGCTCGGCGCAGGCGGCCACGCGACTGGTCGCTGGTATCGATCTCGACGCGGTCAATGTCGTCGCTCGTGCTCATGGATTAGAGGTTGCTCCGTGCTGTCCGCCGCCGGATTTCAGGCTGATTTCGTTTACCAGCACGCGCTGTGACGGCTAACGCAAGAGCGTCAACGATGTCGTCGTGGAACCCCTCCGGCGCATCGTACCGCACCGTCCCGCTCGGCGTCACGTCGTATTCAAAGATCTCGAGTTCGTGTCGCAGCTGTGGGATGTCCGGCGCCGTCAGTTCGCCGGCCTCGACGGTTGCGATGAGGTCCTCGATCAGCTCGCGTTTCCGTTTCGGCGAAAACGTAACCGGCTCGACGCGGCCGCGGCCGAGTGAGTCGCTGAGGTCGGCGACCACCTTGTTATCCCGTGAGGCATCCAGCGCGACCGGGCCAGGATACTCGTTGGCGACACGCTCGATGGTCCGCTGAATCTGCGGCCACGCGTCGCCTTGCGAGCGATGATAGTCGACGACGTCGCCGTCGGCATCGAGGACGACGCCGACGAAGTAGTCCTGGTGGCGGGCAAAATCCCACCCGTGGGCGTATGGCTCGGTGCCTGTCGCCGTCTCAAGATCGTAGTCGGCGGTGAACAGCCGCTCGTCGAGGTCCTCAAACACACCCCCAGTTTCGTCGACGAACTCTGCGAGGTACTCCTGACGGAAGACAC